ACAAGAACTCAGACACAGACAAATACTTCAACTCAAACAGCAACACCTACTGAAGCGGCAACAAGTACACCAACAAATACTAGTACTTCTACTCCTACTCAAACACCTACAAATACACTAACACCAACAAATACACTAACACAAACGATGACAAGAACTCAGACACAGACAAATACTTCAACTCAAACAGCAACACCTACTGAAGCGGCAACAAGTACACCAACAAATACTAGTACTTCTACTCCTACTCAAACACCTACAAATACACCAACAAACACACAAACACCAACAATTACGCAGACTCCTACAAGAACATCATTCCCAACTAACACTCCTACAAGAACTCAAACACCAACAATTACACAGACACCAACAGTATCACCAACAATTACACAGACACCAACGTTTACTCCTACACCAACTCAAACTCCAGTAACATGTTATGAGTATACATTCACTGGTGGTAGTGCGGATGTGTATACTTATTATTGGACTGGTTGTACGGGGACTGATAATTCTACTGCTTTTGGAGGTACTGATCCGATTTGTACATTCTTTGCTGTCAATGTAAACGCCTTTTATGAAATAGGTGGCGATTATGTTATCTGTGATTCAAACTCGATATCAGGAGGTACTTGTGGCTTAAGTGTCACTCTAGCATCATACCCTTGGACTGCTTCTACACTTTGTTAATAATATGAAATGTCTAAAAGGTTTTTATCTCAATGAGACCCTCAATGATAGTGTAGTTAATTACAGAAGATGTTCAGACGGTCTTAATATAACACAGGTTATTAATCCTAATGAAAAAGTAACAATTTGGTTCTTCGAAGGTAGTCTTACGACCGCATTTGAAGACCAAATTGTATCTGAAGTTGTTGAATTTCCACAAACTTCCTTAACTCCTTCTACAAGTTCAAATAATCCTGAAGGAGAAACGTTAACCCCAACACCAACACAAACAATTACCCCTTATTTTTCTCTAAGTCCAACACCTACACAAACTTTAACACCAACATTAACTAAAACGCCAACTACGACACCATCAATTCCTCCTACACGAACTATTTCTCCGACTATAACAAAAACACCAACAGTAACAAAAACAGAAAATAGTACACCAGAACCGACACCAACAAAAACCCAAACACAAACCCCAACATTAACTAGAACATTAACACCTACTAGAACTCCCACAAGAACAAAAACACAAACACCAACAATCACAAGTGGTGGCTGTCCATATATTTTAACTATATGTTATAATTGGACTATACCTGTAGGTGTTGGAGTGACAAATTATAGTTATTTCAATTGTATTACTGAACAAAATACGGTCATAGACAATTCAGTACAGAGAATTGTTTGTTCCACAGCTAGACCTCAACCACAAGGACCTGGTCCAATTGCAATTCAAGGTTCTCAGTGTGATACTGTTTGTTTACCCCCAAGTCCAAGTAACACACCAACTATAACACCAACTATAACACCAACTATAACTTCTAGCCTCACACCCACACTCGGTCTATGTCAGTTTCCATATACGTATTGTTTTAATTGGACTATTCCTCAAGAAACACCTTCGACACAATATGACTATTTTAATTGTATTACTCAAGTTTACACAAGTGTATCATCCGATATACAAAGAACTGTATGTTCGTCTAATCAACCAAAAAGACGTGATGGTACATCATCAGCATTTTCAGGATCAGCATGTCTGACACTATGTATAAGTCCAAGTCCAACACCTACAAGTACTCTGACCGTAACACCAACCAAAACACTTACTCCGTCAGTTACTTCTTCACCACCACCACCAGTTATTGTTACAACAATAATAAACGTGTCGGGTTGTACTGGTGATATTGTTGAAGTTCCAATTCATATCACAATGAATCCATCGGTTTCAATAAGTTCTTTGAGTTACGCTATTACATATGACAATAGTGTCTTATCTGGAAATAATACTAATCAATCAACAAGAATATCAGGATTAGCCACTGAATTTTCAACTATTATTACTAATTTTGGTACTTTTAATGGTATACCACAATTTAGAGCTGCATGGTTTGATTTAACACCAGTCTTGTTTAATGGTGTAATTTTCAATGTGAAATTTAAAATTTTGACATCGGGATCTCATTTATTGACGTGGGATATAATAAATATTGGTAATTGTGAATATACTGATGAAATAGGTACAACTATAGAACCAGTTGAATGGACAAATGGATCTGTTTTAGAAAACCCAAATTGTAATTCTTTTATTGAAATAGTACCATCGGTAAGTGTTACACAAACACCAACCATCACACCTACTCCACCTAATAACTTTTCTCATAACACAATATTTTTAACATTTAATTAAGATGAATGAAATTATATCTAACACGATACAAAAATTGTATGAATCAACACCTGAGGACATTCAAGTTGCATTGTCTTACAAAATAAAAGATGGTGTTGTTACTGATGAGATTTGTATCGGATTTCGTGTTACAAAAAAAAAACAATTTTCAGAACTCTTACCTGAAGAAATTTTACCATCTGAGTTGGAGATTGATGGTGTAATTTTTAAGACAGATGTCGTAGAAGTTGGTTCGATTGAACAGTTATCCTGTGTAGAACCTATAGGTGTGAATTGTGACGATACCATTTGTAATAGTTGTTTTAACTGGTTATCTCAACCTGTGGAGAATAAACAGAGGATAAGACCTGTTGTTGGTGGTTTATCCATAACATCTCAGAATAAAATTGGGTTTGTAGGTACTTTAGGACTTTTAGTCGTGGATCGAGAAACAAATTGTTTGTTAGGTTTAACGAATAATCATGTTGTAGTTAAAAATTCATCTATTTCATCTAAAAGAAGTGTTAATTTTGAAATACAAAATGAATTAAATAATTTTGTATATCAAAATGGAGAAACTCCAAATGAAATAGTTTCTAATTCTAATTATTTGAAGATTGGACAGGTTTTAAAATATGTTCCTTTAAATAACACGGAATACAATCAAGTAGATGGTGCTCTTTTTTCAATTAATTCCGATATTTCTTCTACTGAGACTTCCTCTAATATTTTGGGTTTAACAGGACAGAGTTCTTTTTTAACATTTGCATCTACTCATGAAATTGATAATCTTTTGTCGATAAACCCTCCTGTCAAAAGTTCTGGAAGAACTACAGGTATTAAACAGGGTGATTGTGGGTTACGAATAACATCGGTGTCACTTAATACTAGTGTTAGGTATCATTGGGGGGTATCAGGTGGAACCTCAATAAGTAGATCGGTACCTTTTAATCGTTTAATCGAGTTTACTCGTAACAATATTAATTGTAAATATCCTGTGGCCGCAGGAGATTCTGGTTCAGTATTAATTGCAGAATTAAACGGTATTAACAAAGTAATTGGATTAGTTTTTGCAGGCTCTTCTAATGGTTTGATTGGTGTTGCATGTAGAATTGACGATGTAGTCTCTCAATTAAATATTGACCCTTGGACAGGTCAAACTGTAAATTATGTAAATAGTATATCAACTAAAACAGTTCAAGGTTTATCTTCATTACTAAATATTTCGTGTGGTAATCAAACTTTTTGGCAAATAGGAACTACTTCAGTTGATAATCCTTGTTAAATGTTTTAAAAAAATACATAAAACTTTAATCTATAGATATTTTGTTATTAATCATAATATTTATATGAAAACCACTAAAAAACTACTATGTTCAAAACTTATGAGTTGATAGTGGTGATTAAATTCAAAAAATAAACTAAATGAAAAACATCTATTTCAACCATCTTTTGTAATCAGGCGGTTTAATAATAATCATAACTTCATTAAAAATTAAAAAAAATATATGGCAACTTCAAATAAAATTTTTGTCTCACCTGGTGTATACACATCTGAACGAGATTTAACATTTGTAACACAAAGTGTTGGTGTTACTACATTAGGATTAGTAGGTGAAACTCTTACAGGCCCAGCCTTTGAACCTATTTTTATAACAAACTACGATGAATTTTCTGCTTTTTTTGGCGGAACTACTCCTGAAAAATTTGTTAATACTCAAATTCCGAAATATGAATTAGCTTATATTGCAAAATCCTATTTACAACAGTCAAATCAATTATTTGTGACGAGGGTTTTAGGTCTTTCGGGTTATGATGCTGGTCCTTCATGGTCTATTTTGACACAAGCAAATGTTGATGGTACAACAATTAATACTACTGATACAACAGGGGTTGATTTTACCTGTAATTTTTCAGTAGACAGTTCTGGAAATGTAACTTTTACAACACCTCCAACTGCTTTTTGGAGTAATGACTTTACCACACCTTATACTCAACTTAATGGAACACCATCCACATACTCGTCTCAATTTACATCTTTAATTAGTTTAGTTGGTACGACCTCTTTAAATCAATCTACTATTTATATTTTCGGTACTATACCTTCTTCCGCCTACAATAGTATTTCTTCTCAATACACAGGACAAACTAATGTCTTCCAATGTTCCGGTCTAACCACTGACACTGCTGACTTTACATCACCTGATAATGATGCTTGGTATTATGCATCTTTTGACCCCCAACCAAATTATAAGTATTCTGGATATTCATTTTACGCTTATGTAGATTCTACAACAATTGATGGTCAAGGATACACTGGTCAAATAATAGGTAAATCATTTACTTATTCGGGGGATTCTTTTAATCAGTATGATGGTATTGTTGTTGCAACTTTAAGGTCTAGAGGAATTTCTAATTATGGTTCAGGTGGCGATGGTCCTGCTTATCAAATTACAGGATTGACAAGTGTTGGTTTAGATTTTACTGGTTCTTATTCTTCAGCAACACAAAATCCTTTTGTTAGATTTGCTATTTCAGGTACTACTGACGGTACTTCAAATCCTAAAAATTTCTCATTTGTTGGTTCTTTTTCAAATACAGATCAAAATTATTTACCAGCAGTTTTAGGTAGGACGAATTTTTCAAAACCTAGAACAGAAGTACCTTTATTTGTTGAAGAAATTTACCCAACGTTGATGTCTTATGGATATAATAAAGGTTTGATTCGTGGTTTAAGGTCTGAATTGGTTGCAACCCCAGGCTTACGGTATGGCTCAACAACAAACTCTATAGCTAATTACTTGTCTAGATATAAGACCGCAGAGTCTCCATGGGTGGTTTCCCAATTACGTGGCAGTCAAGTTGAAAGATTGTTCAGAGTAATTACAATTTCTGATGGAGATTCGTCTAATACTCAAGTTAAGATTTCCATTCAAAATATTTCTTTTACAAATAATACTTTTGATGTAGGTGTACGTGATTTTTTTGATACCGACACAAATCCTGTTTACTTAGAAAAGTTTACAAATTGTTCTATGGACATTACATCGAATAGTTATGTCGGTGTTAGAATTGGTACGTCAGATGGAGAGTATGCTCTTGTATCCAAATATATTATGTTAGAGTTGAATTTGGACGCACCTGTTGATTCATTACCTTGTGGTTTTGAAGGTTATGTAATGAGAACTTATTCATCCCTTACTACTTCACAACCACCTTTCCCTATTTACAAAGTAGCATACAATTATCCTGGTGAAGTAATTTATAATCCTCCATTTGGAATCACTAGTGGACCTGTCGCTGGACGAGGATTATCTAACGCGGTTGAAAGTACTGGTGATAAAATTCGTTCTACATTTTTGGGAATTTCTTCACAAATTGGTTATGATCCTGATTTTTTCCAATATAAAGGTCAGAAACCACCAACTTCTTCGTCACAACTATGTAACTCTGAAGAATTCGCCCCTTGGGACTATATCACACCAGGATTCCATATGGATTCAGGTGCCACTGTTGTTTTAATAACTACAGGTCCTACTTCAGGTACCCCCGCCTTTGAGTGTGGAGATGCTTCATTTAGAAATGATCCACAAAGTGCCGAAAACCCATATTTCTCTATTCAAGCTCGTAAATTTACTTTTTTGGTTCAAAAAGGGTTTGATGGTTGGGATATTTATAGAGAATACAGAACAAATGGAGATGGTTTCATTGTTGGTGGTACTGGATACCAACGTGGCGCTTGTTCATCTTTAAAATATCCCTACGCTACTGGGTGGGGAGCTTTTAAACCTATCACTTTTGGTAATACTAGTGAGTATGCTAATACAGACTATTATGCGTATCTTATGGGAATTCAAACATTTGCTAATCCAGAGGCCACAAATATTAATGTGTTTGCGACTCCAGGTATAGACTATGTTAACAATGCTAATCTTGTTGATGATGTTATCTCTATGATTACATTTCAAAGAGCAGACTCAATTTATATTGTAACCACACCTGATTGTAATGTATATTTACCAACAAATACTGATAACTTTATTTATCCGACTGAGATTGTTGATAATTTAGTAAATTCAAACATTGATTCAAATTATACGGCAACGTACTATCCTTGGATTTTGGTAAGAGACACTGTAACTAATACTCAAATTTATTTACCACCTACTAATGAAGTTTGTCGTAATCTTGCCTTAACCGATAACGTTTCTTTCCCATGGTTTGCAACTGCTGGATATTCTCGTGGATTAGTTAATGCGGTAAAAGCTAGGAAAAAATTAACCCAAGAAGATAGAGACACTTTGTATCAGGGTCGTGTCAATCCTATTGCTACATTTTCTGATGTTGGAACAGTTATTTGGGGTAACAAAACGTTACAAATTGCGGATACCGCTTTGAACAGAATCAATGTTAGAAGGTTATTGTTACAAGCTAGAAAACTTATTTCCGCAGTTGCTGTTAGACTATTGTTTGAACAGAATGATGCTAAGGTTCGTCAAGATTTCTTAGATAGTGTAAATCCAATTTTGGATGCTATTAGGAGAGACCGTGGTTTGTATGATTTCCGTGTAACAGTAAGTAGTTCTGTAGAGGATCTAGATAGAAATACGTTGAGTGGTAAAATATATTTGAAACCTACTAGAGCACTCGAATTTATTGATATTGAATTCTTGCTTACCCCTACAGGTGCTTCTTTTGAAAATATCTAAACTTAAATGTCCCAATATGAAAAATTAATGGTAATTTCGGAGGGTTTCGATGCTTTCGGAACCCCCGAATTAAAGTATTATGCATTTGATTGGGATGATAACATAATGCATATGCCCACCAAGATTATGGTTCTTGATGATAAAGGATCTGAAGTTGGTATGTCCACCGAAGATTTTGCTAAGTATCGTGGAATTATAGGTAAGGAAAATTTCCCGTATGAGGGGACAACCATTGTGGACTATGCTCAAAACCCCTTTCGTAATTTTAGAACGGAAGGAGACAGACAATTTATCATTGATAGTATGAAGGGAAAACCTGGGCCAGTATGGTCCGACTTTGTGGAAGCAATTAATAATGGTTCTATTTTTTCAATTATTACGGCTAGAGGACACAACCCAAACACTATAAAGCAAGCCATATACAATATGATTATATCTAATTATAATGGTATTAATAAAGATTCATTAATTAAAAACCTCAAGAAATACAGAAAAATATTAGGAAACAAAACTTATAATAGAGATCTTATAAATTATTATATGAATTTGAATAAGTTTTACCCTGTGTCTTTTGGAACTGAGGATGGTGCTGCAAACCCAGAAGAACTCAAAGTAAAAGCACTACAAGAATTTATTAATTATGTAAAAAGACATGCAAAAAAACTAAAGAAAAAACTTTATTTGAAAGACAACGTCAAAGGAGCATTTACACCTACTGTTGGATTTTCAGATGATGATATAAGAAACTTAGAAAAAATTAAACAAGAATTTATTAAAGAACCAATATTAAGAACATATTCGACCGCGAGCGGGAAAAAAACCAAATTCTAATAGAGAATATCCGAAAAAAAAATAAAGTAAATAGAAAAATTTTTCAACGCTCAAATTTCTTCAAAAAAACAATGGTACCACAATCATAAATTCTCTCAATATTTCGAGAAACCATAATTTGTTTTTCGGTTAACTTAATATCAAAACCTTCTTTTTTCAATTTTTCTTTTCTAAAATTCATTCTATGTACTCTTTTTTTTCCAATGATATACCAATAATTTGGTTTATTAAGATTGGTCTGAGTAAACCCTAGTTTACAATACAAATGCCCCTGACTCCAACGACGATCCGCATAACTAATTATTTGAGTTGGGTGATAGTTTTTTATGAAGTGATTAAGTAATTTTTCAGCCCCCCCTACAACTATCGTATCTGTTTTATTACAAAACCTACTTAATTCATATCCACTATGGTGTGAACCGATACCTAGTCTTGGTTTTGTAAAGGTCATCAAAGATACTAGTTCTTGGTTATAGTATAAACCTAAATTAATTTTTGAATTTATTTTTCCTTGTAAATGGTGTGTGTCCAAAAAACTAGACGATGTTTGGGGGTCGACATTTTTAATAACACACTTTCTTGCAAACACTCTGCTTAAGGTAAGACCTAACAAATTTTTTAATTTGGATTTAATAATCTCTTTTTTGAATAACCATTCGTCCTCGAAGATGTGAATTAGTCGTATATTATTTTGTTCACAAATTTGGGTTTTATTCAAATGATAGTTCTTTCCAACCTTATTTTCAGAATGCCAATACAAACCATTGAACTCAATTGCGAGATTATGTGAAGGTATAAAAATATCGATTTGATATGGAGGAATTATGGATAGCGATGATGTGATTGTCTGAACACCACAAGAAAGTAAAAATTGATTGATTTCTTTTTCTATGTTGGATACACTAGATGAACAGTTTGGACACCCATGCTTGGATAAATGATCGTAGGGGAGTTGATCGAATATCCCGTGTGTTGGACAAATTATTTTAATCTTTGTGTGTGAGTTATGATATTCCACAAGAGAATAATCATATTTGTCAGAATGAATTTTTTCAGATCTTTCGATAAATTCAGATTCATTTAAACTAAACTTTTCTTTCTTTCGGTCAATTGAACATTTTTTACAACCTTGCCCGCACAAGTGTTTCGAAGGGGTTTGTTCAAAAACTCCATGTTTTGGACACAAGATTTTTACATTTTTTGTAGATTTGATAAAATGCACCAATGAATAATCATAATAAGTTCCGTGTTTTTCAATTGCTTTAGTAACAAAAGTTTCAGTGTTAGAACGGGGTTTACACCTACTACAAGAAGGACAACCCTGACCAATCATATGTTGAGAAGGAAGTTTTTCAAAAATCCCATGAACAGGACATATAATTTTTACCTTGGTTTCTGAATTAACATAATTAGTTAATGAGTAGTCATATAGATCCCCAAACCTTTTTTTAACTCTGGTTAAAAACTCTTGGGTATTTGTTACCCTGTCTAAACAAAACTTACAACCATTTTTACCACGTAAATGTTCACTAGGTAATTGCATAAAACTGTAATTGTGTAAATTACAAATTAATTTCACTTTAATAGTGGGGTTTACATAATCAACAAATTCATAATTGAATTTATCAGAATATAATTTTTTTGATTTTTCAATAAATTTTGTTCTGTTGTAAAATATTTTAGGCATGGATATATTTATTAAGTGTATTTAAAAAGTACGACTATAAATATAATCAAAAAAAAATAAAATGGCAGATTTACTAATGAAAATGCCGGTTCCATACGAACCGAAAAGAACTAATAGATTTGTGGTTAGGTTTGACTCAACTCTAGGAATTAACGAGTGGTATGTTGAAACCGCTGGAAGACCTAAAATAGATATTACATCAGTTGCGATTCCGTTTTTAAACACTGAAACCTATGTGGCCGGAAGATTCAAATGGAATGCAATTAGTGTTGTGTTTAGAGATCCTATTGGGCCTTCAGCAACACAAGCCCTTATGGAGTGGGTACGACTACATGCGGAATCTGTCACAGGTCGTATGGGATACGCCGCAGGATATAAAAAGAATGTGGATCTAGAAATGTTAGACCCAACGGGTGTAGTGGTTGAAAAATGGATATTGGAGGGTTGTCAAATCGTTTCAGCAGAATGGGATCAATTAAATTATGGTAATGATACATTAGCTAAAGCAACACTTAACTTACAACCTGATCGTTGTATTCTAGTGTTCTAAAAAATTAAAAAAAACCTGTGTATTAAAACACAAAACCTTTAATATTTAATTTTTTTTTTTCTTTGTTACATTGAAAAAAAAAAGAAATAACGATGATAGAGATTCCAAATACAATAGTGCCATTAATGGCAAATAGGTATGTTATAGAAGTCGTAGGAACCGAGATTCCTAGTTATTTGTTTAGAGAATTCAAAATTTTCAATGAGGGGGACGAACTTATTTTTACAACAGAATTTTATGAAACAGTCAATTTTTGTTTTAACCCAAATGAGTTCTTTAAAATTACAGCAGTAAAAATATCATATCTAGATCCTATAGGTAGTGTTGTCAATGAATTATTGTTTGAAACAAAATCTATGAATTATGAAAAAATCGCATCATATGGTAGTGACGATCTACTGACTAATAAAATGAGATTTGTAATAGCAAAACACACAACTTCATTAATTATCGAAAACAAAAATTAAAACAAAATTATATTCTAAGTTATGGACGAAAATTTAATAAAATATGGACAAACAGATTTTACCTTACCACACGATGTGGTAAAATTACCGAGCGGTGGTAAATTCTATTCAAATAAAAAAAAGACAGTGAAGATTGGATACTTAACGGCTAGCGATGAAAATCTTCTTATGGGGTCAAATCCTAATGATCTAATCCTTTCTTTAGTTCGGAACAAACTTTATGAACCAGATATTAAACCAGAAGAACTCCTTAATGGAGATTTAGAAGCAATATTAATTTTTTTAAGAAATACTTCGTTTGGTTCTGAATATACAATAAATAGTGTAGACCCACAAACAAATAAAGTTTTTCAAACTACTATAAATTTAGAAGAATTAGATTTACGAATACCTAATGTTGAATCAGATGAAAATGGAACATGGACAGTAACTCTACCCAAGAGCCAAAGTCAGGTTACTTTAAGACCATTAACATATGGAGAACTTAATGAAATTAACAAACAGGCAGACACATATCCACAAAATAGAGTTGCTCCAAAAATGACTTGGAGATTACAAAAACAAATAATATCAGTAAATGGAGATAATACTCCTCAAACTATAAATAAATTTATTGAAACAATGCCAATTCTAGACTCAAAGTTTATTCGACGTTTTATTGACGAGAATGAACCTAAAATAGAATTAAAACGAATAGTAACAGCCCCGTCAGGAAGTAAGGTAGATGTAGAAATCGCCTTTGGGGCGGAATTTTTTCGTGTTTTCTTCTGAGAACCGAACATATCAAGTGGATGAGTTTTTCATTTTAAATCAAACACTTAAAATTTCATATACGGATTATTTGATAATGCCCATTTTTTGGAGAACTAGATTAATGGAACTTGTGAAAAAAAAATAATTTAGTTAGATTCGATATTTATATTAAATCCACCTTATAGCCCATCGATTTCGATGGCTTTTTGGTGTTTTTATTATAAAAAAAAACAACGATGGATCCAAATTCAGCATCTACCTTTCAAACTATAAGCAATTTTCTTGCGGATATAGAAAACCAATTGAAAACCGTTTTTAGTATACCCGAAATTGAAAAGCAAATAAGACAAGCACAAGCCACATTAGCGGGTACTTTTGGTGCCACTCAAAAAGAAATAATGGGGCTACGAAAAGAATTAGCTATTGCGGCACCAGAAATTGTCAAACTTGGTGGTAACTTTCAGGATGTTGTAGATTTACAAAAGCAGGTCTCTGTGAATCTTGGAACTAATACTATTTTGGCAGGTGAAACTATCCAAAAATTGTTTGCCGTACAAAAAGTTTTTAAACTGACCACTGAAGCTATGGGGAGTGCGGTATTAGATTTTGAAAAAATTGGTATATCGGCAGGAGTACTCAGTACTAAATTTGAGACTGCGGCAAATCAAGCTAGAAGAATTGGTGTTAATACATCCGCCGTTTTTTCAATGATAAGTCAAAATTTAGACAATTTAAATAAATTTGGGTTTCAGAATGGTGTCGAGGGTTTAACTCGAATGGCAGCACGAGCGGCAGCTATGCGAATAGACATGAAAGAAATCTTTTATTTTGCTGAAAAAGTTTATAGTCCAGAGGGAGCTATAGAAACT